TGGCATCGGGTCGCATTGTTCTGGTGGCAGAAAAATCAACTTCTATCGCCGACAAGGCAGGAGATAAATAATCATGGCAAAGTTAGTTCTCACAAACTCAGTAGTCACACTCAACGGCACAGATATTTCGAGTGACGTGGCAGCAATTACGCTAAGCACGACAGCAGCGGAAATACCAACAACGAATTTCGGGAGTGGTGGCGCAGTAACTCGCGTCGCAGGCTTGATCGACAATTCGGTGACACTTTCACTTCACAACGAATACTCGTCAGTCGAAGGCTTGATCTATCCTCTTGTTGGCTCGACAGCCGTGACTATGGTTATCAAACCAGCCGGCACAGCCGCAGCAGGAACGGCTTCGCCTCACTATACTTTCTCGGTTCTCGTAACGGAATGGAGTCCCGTGAACGGTGCGGTGGGAGAGCTAAACACAGCCGACGTAACGTGGCCGATCAGCGGAACAATCACAAAAGCAACTGCATAATTCTTAACAAAACAATCAGGAGGTAAGAATGAAAATCAACCTAGAAGTCACGACGCTAGACAACGTCACCACAAAAGTGACCGCACAGTTCGCCGACTTCATCGCATTCGAAGGCGAGAAGAATCGTTCGGTCGCAAACTTTCAAACAGAACTACGCCTCACCGATCTTGCTTGGTTGGCTTGGCATGCCGAGAAGCGCACGAAGAAGACTGCGATGAAGTTTGAAGAATGGATTGAAACAGTTGAGAGTGTGGAGGTTGGAACCGATTCTGCGGTGATCGTCCCTTTGGAGAACAATCAGCCCACTGGCTGATCGCATACCTCGCCTGCGAGACACACATCGCACCATCGGTGCTACTACAAGAATCACCTAGAATGCTGTACACAATGCTCGGCTATCTGCGCTGGAAGAGCATCAAATCCAACCCACCACAAAGGATCCAGTGATGGCATTTACAGGTCGTAAGTTTTCGGCGTTTCCAAATCTGCCGAGTGATACAGGTGCGACAATCGGCAGTGCCGGTCAAGCAGCCGTTCTCGCCAACACAGTCATCGTCAAAGACTTGTACGAAACTCTGCGCAAGTTTGATCGAGCCAGTTATGAGTTCAGCAAAGAACTGCGCAAAGTTGCTTACACAATCGCCAAAGATCTATCCACCGAAGTCAGAGTTACAGCAGGCACAGTCAGTCGAGCAACACAAGCGATACAAGTTGCCAAAGGTTTACGCGCATCGAATGATCGTATTCCGACCATCAAGTTGCGAGCAAACGAATCCTTTGTCTCTAAGACTCGTCCGAATAGCAGACGCAAACGAAAGGTAACTCGTGGCGATGTGTTCTTTGGTGCGGAGTTTGGTGGTGGGTTGACACCCAAGACCCAGCAATTCCTTCGGCATCGAGGTCAGTCGGGTTACTTCTTCTGGCCGACCGTCCGCAAACGCAAGAACCAGATCGCTAAAGAATACCTAGAAGGCATAGATAAAGTCGTAAAACAACTAGGTATTTGATACTTGCATTTGGCTCAGGATTCACTATCCTGAACCTAGGAGGTTCTGCACAATGTTTGAAGTCGTCGGTTTCCCGTCCGTCAAATCCATCTACCCAAAGACCATCGCAACATCTTGGATGAACTTCGCCGCAATACTCGGCCACCACCAAGAACGCGAACAAAAGTCTGACGGTAAGTTGTACTCACCAGTCACATACCGTGAACACACAACCCGTGGCAATCGCAACGTGTCACATGTCTGGGCGTTAGTCGCCGACCTTGACGGCGAAGCATTCGAGCAGGCTGATCTTGGATCGTATATACACTTCGCATACACAACCTGGTCACATCGTGATAATGACCCACACTGGCATGTTGTCGTTCCATTCGAGCAGGCTGTGCCGGTACAGAATTGGGAAGAAGTCTGGTATGAGACACATGAGCGACTTCGTCTCAAAGGCGACCCAGCAACCAAAGACCCTGCCCGTATCTTCTATCTGCCACAGCATGAGGCTGGTCAACCGTTTCATACGCATCATTCAGGTTGGCGATTCCTTGACCCAACCATCACCGACATCGCAGCACCGACACGCACATTCAATACACCGAACATTCGCTCGACTCGTCAGCCGCGTCGTGGTAATCCGATGCGATGTGTTCTTGACCCGAAGTGGTGGAGCGCACCGATCGACATGTCGCAATACGATGGCATGACACAAGCGGAGATTCACAAAGACATGCAACGCGAGTGGGCTGAGCTGCGTAAACGGATGGCTGCTAACTGAGTAGAATTGCTTCACCATGGCAGGTGAACGCATATTCAAGGTACAGATTCTCGGCAACGCCGACGGTGCTATCACGGCGTTCAAGAAACTTGCTAAAGAAGGTCAAGAGTCGTTTGAGAAAGTCCAGTCAATCGGCAGCAAACTTGGAGCCGCATTTGACTTCGTAAAAAAAGGTGCATTCATCGCGCTTGGTGCGTTGACCGCAGTAGCAGGTGCTGCGACTGGTGCAGTTATCGCGGCAGCCAAAGACCAAGAATCACAGAAACTTCTTGAAGCACAGTTGATCCGTTCGGCAGGTGCAACTACTGCAATGGTGTCAGCGACTGAAGAGTTTATTGAGAAGGCGATGATGGCGACAGGTATCGCCGACGATGAATTGCGACCAGCGTTCGGCAACCTTGTTAGAGCGACAGGCGATTTAGAAAAATCTCAGCGTCTGTTCAATCTTGCGCTCGACATTAGTGCTGCTACTTCACGCGACCTTGAATCTGTGACCTTAGGTTTGGGCCGTGCTGCGAATGGCCAGGTTGGTGCGCTCACTCGACTCGGCATACCGTTGGATGAAGGTGCGAAGAAGTCAAAAGACTTCGGTGCAATTCTCAGACAACTTGAAGGTCAGTTCGGCGGTGCTGCCGCAACCGCAGCCGACACATTCTCTGGTCGAGTGAAGATATTGAAAACATCGCTCGGCGAAGTTGTTGAAGAAATTGGCTATGTACTTCTTCCTGTTGCCGAGAAGTTAATTGCAGTATTCCAGAATCGTCTTGTACCAGCGTTGAAGGCTGCAGTTGACGGATTTAAAGAAAAAGGCATGACCGGCGCAATCAAGTACTTCTTGGCCGCGCTCGGACCAGTCGGTGTCGGAATCATCAACACATTTGAATCAATCACTTTGGCAGTGTTCACTTTGGGTGGGCAGGTCGGCAAACTCGCTGCAGTTCTTGCATTGGCATCTGCTCCGCTTATCGGAATCAAAGGAGCATTCGATGTATACAACAAGATTCTTGATGTAAGCGATGAAGCGACAGCCAGAGCAACATTCAGATTTGACAAACTTCGAGCAGGCGTTTATCAGGCTGGGCAATCCTTGAATCTTGCCGGCAATAAATTGTCAGAGTTTGTTGATCAGACCGATAAATACAGTGGCAAAGTTTTGCCGAAAGCCAAAGAAGCGACAGACGATTGGGGTGATTCTTTAGATGATGTAAAGAAAACTGGTGGTGCTGTTGCTAAAACCATTGATGAAACTAAACAGAATCTTGAGAAATATACTTCGGCGTTGAAGTCCTCGACATCCGCACAGAAGTCTCTGACCAGTGCGCAGAAGGCGAATAAGGATGCGAAGGCTGGGCTTGTCAAAGCCGACGCCGATCTGTTGACCGCGCAAGAGAACTTCAATCGTGCGGTGTCTGGATATGGTGCGGATTCTGCTGAGGCTAAGGCTGCGCAACGCGAGTTGTCGAAAGCTCAACGTAATGTGGCGAATGCCGGGTTCGCTGTCGAGGAGGCTGTGTTCGCGGTTCGTGACGCTGAACTTAAACTTGCTGAACTTCGCGCCGATCCGACGACAAGCGCGCAGGCTATTCGTCAGGCTGAGATTGATTTGGCTCAAGCGAAACTGTCTGTTGCTGATGCAAGCGATGCGGAGTTTGATGCGACGAACGGTTTAACGAAAGCACAGGATGCGTTGAATGAGGCTGTGTCGGGTGCGATCATCGGATCGGCGACCTACAACACATTCTTGGAAGCATTGAATCAGGCGAAGCAGGCGCAGGCTGATGCGTCGGATCGTGTCACCGAGGCGACCGAACGTGAAACTGAGGCGTTCGAGAATCTTGCCGAAGCAATCAAGAAGGTCGCTGATGCTGCCGCATTGATACCTGGTGGCAATCTATCTATCCCTTCTTTGCCGAGTGTGCCAGATCCGTCGACTGCTACACGCACTGCTACGCCGACTGGTAGCAACGGGAATCAGTACATCATTAACACTGGTATCGGCACGAATGGTGTTGAGGCTGGTCGTCAGATTGTTGAGGTGTTGCAGCAATATAGTCGGATCGCTGGTGGGAACTTCTTAGAGTTCGCGGTTGCGTAATTATGCCTAAGACACTTAAGTGGGGTCAAGAGTATTCGGTTCTGTTGGATGTCGGTGCGGTCGCTGACGCATTCATACTTGACTCGTCAACGCTTGACGGCACAGACACGCTTGACGGCTCGACAGACTTCGTTGACGCAACCGAATACATTCTCGCCGTATCGGTCCAGCGTGGCCGTGGCGCACAAACCGAACAATTCCAGCCAGGTACTTGCCGTATCTTGGCTGACGACCGCGCATCAGGCAGACTCTTCGACCCAGCGAACACCGCCTCGACATGGTATGAGGGCGACTTCGATCTAGCACCGAGACGTGCGATCAAGGTTCTCGCCGGCACAGCCGAACTGTTCGTCGGAGCAATCACCGACCTTGACATCACCTACGAGATGCCGAACCTGTCGTTCGCGTCAATCATCGCAGCCGACGGTCTATACGAGTTGAGTCGAACCAGCCTGACCGCATTCACACCATCATCACAACTCACTTCAGCACGAGTGTCGGCGATATTGGATCGCACCGAGGTCGCCTACTCGACGGCGTTGCGTGACATCGCCACAGGCGTCGCAACATGCGGCACCGTCGCCTATCCAGACAATACAAACACATTGACTGCGTTGCAAGCGGTCGCAGTCGCGGAGGATGGCAGGCTCTTCGCGAATCGAAGAAACCAGATTGTGTTTGATCCGAGAATAGATTTCACGTTCTCTACCGCCATCGCATCGTTTGGTGGTACAGCCACGAACGAGATACCGATCCTGTCTATCGGTGTCGCATACGGTCAAGAAACATTGTTCAACCGTGTGCAGGTGGATGTCGAAGGTGGTACCGCAGCACAGGTCGCAGCCGACTCGACAAGCCAAGGCAAATACGGTGTGCAAACTTTGTCGTTCTCGAATGTGCCGTTGGTCAGTGAAGCAGCCGGTGCAACTCTGGCACAGAACATTCTTGACAAATACAAAGAACCGATCATCCGATTCAACGAAATCTCAACCAGTTTGAATGCCTGCGGTACAGCACTCTGGCCAACCGTTCTGGCACTCGACGTAGGCGACTTAATTTCCGTCACGAAACGCTACGACCAAGGCCTGCCACTCAGCCGTACCGACACCGTCTATATCGAATCCCTCAATCACGACATCACCAC